GATCCATCAATCTGGTGTTGTCGTAAGCCTGAATCAGCTTCAAGAACAGGGTGGATACTTTTTCGAGGCTGTCTTCAACAATAAGCGCACGTTTTTTCGCTCTGGAGGAGCCAAGTCGGGCGAGTTGGCTGGCGTGACCTTGGCTTCTAACGCCAGTTTCGCCTCTACCTGAGAGTACGCTTGTAATACCTGACGCTTCCGCGAACATCTGATCCACTTCACGGATTACCTCAAACAAGTCGCCAGGCATCTGCGGAGCCATCTTCTCGACCTTGGCGTTAGGCATATCAGTTGCCAATAAGCCGCCAGCCCGATTCAACGCAAAGTTCTTTTCATCCAGAATGCCGGTAAAACCAATCAATGCAGTCGGTGGAGAAACTTGCTTAGACAACAAGTCCAGAATCTCCGTCATTCGCTTGTTCCGCAAGGACTGCAAGAACACCAAACGCTGAACTTCGCTCTGACCCCAATAATAATCGTACATAGGGTTAGGGCAAATCTGAACGAACGGCAGTTCGCCCTTCAAGAATACCTGCTCACCAGGACGGTCGTAGATGATGATGTCTGGTTCTGCGATGGTTACAACTTGGTAATCAAGAGTTTCATCGTTCCAAACCCACAGTTCCGTCATTTCTACGGTGTCTTCAGCCACCCGTGCCTTGTAGCGGTTCATGCCAGACAGGTCTAAGTTGACCGTACCCGTCATAGTCGGGTTGGTCTGCGACATGATAATGCGGTCGATACCGTCTGGAATATCTAGCTGCTGCGGCTGATAGCTGCTGGTCACGCGCTTAACGATCTGGTCGCGCTTAGGATGCGAGTACAGGCGGGCATACAGTTCTGACTTAGTGATGTAGTAAGTCTGAGCAATAGCTTCTTGCCGGTCTGTGTACGGAACATCTTCGCGCAGAACGCCAACCGAGGACGGTTCCACCATGTACGGGTGAATGCCATTGTTGACAATCAGTTTGACGTAGGTGGTTCCGAAACACAGCGCCCAAGTCAGCGCTGTCGAGAACACTTGGTCGCAGTTCGAGTTCAGCCACTCATCGTTCAGCAGATTGGTGAGTGTTGGAATCTTGCGGTGTTCTTGCGGATTAACTTCAGCGCCGATATTGATCGTGAAGCGTGTTGTTTCTGCTGAATACAGAAACGACGTTAGCTGATCAAGATGCGGAAAAATCTTGTTGAACAGCGCCGGTGATTCTTCTGGCGCTGCTCCAAACAAGTAGTACGAGCGTAGGGTGGAATAATCTGCTTTTCTTTCTTCCCGCGAAACAAAGCACTTCTGGATCAAGTCCAGATAGAAGTCTTCGCGGTGCAGCGGGTCACTTGGTATCCGCATTGGAGTTTATTTGCAGATTGTCATGGTCAGCTATATAACTCGCCGTCTTAGGTGCTGTCAAGTTGCCAAGGTCTTTAGGGTTAACGCCAACAGACTCGCCGTTGATAGATTGATAACCATTTCCCTTCACCAAGCTGTCCAAGTTCCAGCGATTACCAGTATTTCCCCACATAACCGCATCACCTGGGCGAGATTCTCTTGGTGCTTCGGGAGGCTTTTTATTGTTGCGCGTTAAGTAACCCGACTGGCTTTCGCCCTCGCGTACCGATTTAATGTCCGTCATATCGAAGTCCATTGCTAGTTGGCTAAGTGTTTTGTCGTTGTGCTTGGTCTTGTCCGACTTCAGTCCGACTGGCTGCAAGTGAACAATCATCACCTCCTGATCACATTGCTTCATAGGACACTGAGCATCAAACGACTCAAAGTACCCGTGGGTCGGGCAGTGATAATCACGCAATATTCCCATAATCAAATCCCCTTTAGTTTGTCATCAAGTGAATAACCAGAATAATCAAGCCTATTCTTAATACCAATATCCAGCTTAATTTCGCCATTTTTGACCGTCAATCCATATCCTCGAACCATCCGAACCTTCGGAACCTTGCGCCACTCTATCCATTTCTTGTTATATCTTTCCATTACAGCAACTTCTCCGTTGCGCCAAGCGTCATAGCCTTTGGACACTCGCCGCTGGATGTGTTCTGTCAGTGGGTATTTCTCATTATCAAAGACGTTGTATAGGGTTTTGGTATCTACCCCACACAGTTCGGCAAACAGTTCTAGCGGGATACCCCGCTTCTTGTCTGCCATAAACGCTTTGATGATCCGTATCAGTTCTTTTTTAGGAATGACATCAATCACTGCGCTCCTCCGTACACACCAATCCTTTTCAGGTAGTCGCTGACGTTGCGTCCGACTGCCACCTGTTCCGGTGTCATCTCATCTGTCTTGCGCGACGTATCGCGGGTCAGCCTTTGGGCGATCAGCCTGGGCTGTAACTGTTCTGCATACGCAGCCGTTGCCAGGGCAGCAGCCATCACGCGATCATCCTTGTTGCGACCAGTGGCCTCGATGCTCGCCCCATCACGCACAATGGTCTTCATCTCATCAATCAACTCTGTTGAGTAGACCGCCATCATGTTGCGCTCGAAGTAATCCTTCATGTACGACAGCATTCGCTCTTTGGTCTGCGATGTTGTGATCCAGCCAATAGAGTTAGACATACCGCCCAACGTATCGTTACGCCGCCAGATGTAGTTACTCATGCTACCTAGTACATTCATCAGGTCGTATCCAGCTTGACCAGCAAGCGCAGAGGCTTGGCGTTTAAGGTTACGCAGTTCGTTGATAACTGCCTGACCAGGGCCGTTGACCTCAAGGTTAAGTGTCGAGTTCTTGTAAGCGCCAGCAAGGTGGGCGATCACCCACGCGAACTGATAGGTGTTCATTTCGGGGGTAGCAAACTCTGCAACCTGCTCCATACCGTCAGCATAGCAACGGAAGACTTGTATGCAAAAACGATCAGCCCAATCAGAACTGCCATAAGCAGGGTCTGCGCCAATAACGTAATAAGCCGTATCAACTGGCTCCTCCCACACTTTCAATGTTGCCAGACGCTCTGTGCTTTTCAGCACCTCGGTATCTAAGAAGTTAGCGCCCATGCTGTAGCGGTAGTAATCGCAACCAATCTTCTTAGCGATCTTCATCATGTCCGTACAACGGGCGTTAGAGAAGAAGCTAGTACCCGTCATGATGAACGCATAGTCTTCTGTCGGCGGGAATTCTTGGTACATCAGCGCATCATCTTTGATGCCCTCATGTAGCTTCCAGCGCCACCAGGCCATCTGTCTGCTGTTGATCTCTACGTCGTAGAGTTTCTTAATATCGCGTGTCCACTCTTTTTCTTCTGGCGTTAGTCTGCCATCCCAGTAGACCTTATAGATTTGGGAATCAGGATCAAGTGAGTAGAACTGGTTACGCCACCAGCCACAGAAGATAGCCCGTTGAGTACGCGCACGTTTAGCAGTGACGTACATATCGTGAAACATATTGAAGCCACGCGCAGTGGACTCGAAGATGTACAAACGATTCGGGTTAGTTTCAGCGAGTGAGGCTAGCAGGGAGGCTAGACCTTCTTCATCACCCCAGGACGAAGTTTCTGTTCCGTGGAGAAAGGTAATGGCTTTACCGCGACCAAGGCTACCTTTTGCCCGTAACCCCGCGACTTGATAAAAGAGGCGGCTGCGGTTCTTGAGTTGAAGCTGATTCCTGTTGTGGGCAATGAGAGGAATTCGCCATTCTTTTGGAAGACCTTCCATGTACATGGCAAGGGTTGACCGAAACATATCTCGGTTTTCTTCAGTATCTGTCGTAAGCGTGCCTTGTAATCCATTATGTATAAAGTGCCAGTAAAGGTCGAGTGCCAATGAAATAGTTGTGATACCTAGCTGTCGCCCTTTCAGGATGACAAAGAAATGGATGTCTTCCATCAGCCCTTTGCTGATCTCATCCATCACATAGGTCTGTGTGCCTAGCAGCACATCCATCTTCTTTAAGCCTTGCTCTTTTGTTTCAATCTTTAGTTGTGAGCAAAACTTGTAAAACTGTGCAAGATTAAATTTCATGCCATGTGTACCGTGTGACCGTAGTGATCAGTCAACAAGTCATAAATCTCTTGTTCACCAGGAAGGTTCTTAGTTTGTTCTTTTGTTAGCTTCCACAGCACATCGTTGTTAGACAGTAACTGTCGGAACCGGCTGTGGTGACCAAACACTTTTCTCAAATCCATACCTTCATGAGATGGCCCCAAATGTTCAAAAGAAAAGTATTGAGCAATCTTATCTGGACAGAACTTAATACCTGCGTCTTCCAGGGAATCCCTCAAAAAGCAGCATAGCTGCACGTCTTCGTTGAGCAGGGTAGGGTCAGGCACTTTCCAGCGGGTGATGCCGTACACGCTAGGGGCTTCCAGAAAGGTTTTGCTGCGTAGTGAGAAGCCGCCGTTCTGGACAACCTTAGGATTGGCCTTGCCGTGCCAGCCGTAAGCCACATGGTAATTGCCATCAGGTAGAAGCGCTGCATGAGTAGGCGCACCCACATAGTCGTAGTTAAGCCAGTCATCATTCCAGTTCTCTCCTGAGAACGCCCACCCGTCGTGCTGGACAATCATGCAGTAGGGGGTTTGGATATATTGGTGCAAGCAGTAGATGACAAACTCGCTGTAACCCTCATACGACATAGGCGCACAAGGTTTCTGATCCCAATCTGTCGCAATACTCACGTTGGAGATTAACAGCGGCTTTGCCCCTGGCAACGCATCTAGCGTCTTCTGTACCGCTGGCATGGCAGTGCGTATACGGTTATCACCGTAGATTGCTACCACCGTAATATCTTCATATCTTTTTGACACGTCGATCCTTATCAAAACCCGCTAAGTTCCAGTCAGCAATCCGCAACCTGGCTTCTGGATTCCTTGCCACACGCAACAACTCCCGCGCAACCTCTGGCTTGTATTCCTCTTTCCACCTGGCTACCAAGGCTTGCCTCTCTTTAGGCGTTACCGCCCGTATCGCCTTTTCCATCTCATTCTTCAACACCGTGCGCGACAGCAGCAACTCCCGCTGATACTTGTCCTCAGGCGTAGGCGTATCCATTCATCACCTTCTTCATACGCGACAGTTCAGACAAGCACTCTGCTAGCAGCCCCGCAGACCTAGCTTGCTGTCGTCGCAACTCCATAATCAACTCAGCATGATTCATGCGGCGTACAGCCTCCCAGTAATCATCCTGCGCCATGTCCACATAATCCTCACGCAGTTCCAGAATCTCTCCCATCTTCATCTCCCATAACTCCCCTGTACTTGATGATCATCACATTGATAGCCTGCTCAAACGAACACCGCCAGATCAACGCAAAACAAGCTACCTCGCAAGTCAGCGACCAAGGCAGACTAGCCTTCACCTCTACGCTGTGCGCCATACCCTGATCCCCTCTCCCTCTTTCCTCGCCACAAACTTCGCCCCCAGGCGCTTACCCGCCCGCCAGTTGGCATTCAACACCACTTGCATACTCACATTGGCAATCAGGAAACTATCTCCTACCGCCATGTCCTCATGCGGATACTTCCTATCCACCCGCGCCATCGGCAGAGCAACACCCTTCTCTACCCTAATCCCCATAATCACTCCTGTCTGCATATCCTCACCTCCCACCATAATCATACTAATACGAAAAAAAGCCCCCGACAAGGGGGCTAAGGCTCTTCTCACCACGAGGAGAAGCAGCGAAGAAACCACAGAATACCAAAAAGATGAAAAAACTTTTGGGGGGAATGAGTTGGGGGGCGCGCCACTCCACCCCCACCTCGACCATCGAAGTAGCCAAACTGTCAACTGTCAGACTGATAACGACTACCGATGCCCGATTACCCGATCCTGGTAGCTTCAGACTATCCTGGCAGCAATATCAATAGCATTGTCGGTGGACAAGTCACCCCGATGACAAAGTGGCAATGCGGGAGAGCGGATTGTAGGACCTT